GGCCCTCTTGCGAGGTGTTGTGCTGTTAAGCGTTGGCTGATCCCTCCGTGCCCCCTAGTGTTCGTTACACACTAGGACGTGGTCAGTTGCGTTATTTTAGTGTTTCTTGTTTTGATCGCCCGGCTGATTGGTTTCCCAACTCACGGTCAGAGCTCTCCAAGGCTCCATGTCCGGGACACACGACCCCATAATCAAAACATTACTCCACAACGGAAACGCGTTGTTACCGGCTAAACCGGATTTTAATTCCAAAGGGCTAAGCCAACAACCCAACCGCGGCCCGCCCTGCTATGCGAGCGACCGGGTTGCGTGATAATGCTTGCCCCACCCTATAAGCACTGGTGGCGACGCGGGTTGCCCCATTCACCCAATCGCCCACACCATCCAGGTAATTAATAACCTGGTCGAGGGTGTTCGCGCTGGCATTTCTGCTCGACATCGGGGTGTTAACCCCCAAGGCGACCGACGGCTGGTACTCGTACACAGCCGTCAAACGGAACTGAACGCCAGAACCGCCGGCTGGCAGGTTACGCAACACGACCATCAAAGCATTGTTACGTGCGTAAGTGGACGAAGCTCCGGTCTGCAACTCGGTGTACATCTGGTCGCCAGTTGCGGGGCGCCACACAACGGTGGCATCGCCCTCGCCTATTCGCTGGCCGCGCTCCAAGTTGTTGCCAGCTTGGAATGCAGTGATAATGCTCCCATTGGAAGCATAACCAGCGTTAACGTTGCCGAATTCGACAAATCCTTGTCGATTCAACTCGGTTCCCGCCCAGCTAATGTCGATACAAGCTGCCACGCAGCGAACGACACTTGCATTCGTATTCAAGAAGGTGAGCCCCGGGGTTTCCCCCAGACCCCTGGCCGACACAGTAAGTGCGGTCAGAGGAGTTGCAGCCTCACCATACAAGAACGATGCATTGTTCGACCCTGATACCGCGGGGTCACCGGGTGTCCACAGCAGAACTGCACAAGTTGATGATGAAGCAAGATTTCCGTACGTGCCTAAGACACTTGTCCGAATGACATAGCCACCGTCAGACCCAGCATACACAGGATGAACGAGTGGAGCGTGGCAAGGATCAGCAAGTAAGCGAGCATATTCTCTTGCCTTCTGGTCCAACGCGGCTCCAACCACCTGTTTAGGGACAGTTCTGACGACGACCTGCTTGGACTTCGTCTTGGCCGGATTGCTTTTCTTTTTGGGGGGCATTGTGAGTTCAGTTTGTTCTGTACAATAGACGCTGCGCTTGAGCCAGAAAGTACACTACTACAGTACAAATGATAGTCCAGGCTGGAGTCCTTGGTATCTATCGCTTGGAAGCGGGAGGGATAGTCCGTCAACTTCGAGTTTGTCAAAATAGTCCTCAAGGCATTGTTGTTCACTGGGAAAAATTCCAGTCGCCAAAAAGAAACTAAATCTCGACTCATCAGTCACAGCATGCCACCCTCCGCTGAGTCCTCTCGACATTATTCCTAAACCCTCCCTGACATCGCAAACCTTTCTCGTGCCACTATTGGCGCGGGCAAGGCAAGCGTAGTAGGATTGGTAAACGGGAATGCCGCTAGAGAAACTAGCTCCAGATAACCCCACTGCCCTACACCATGCCCCAACGTCACCCTCACAGGTTATGTTGGTGACACTCATAGGATCTTTTTCCATCGTGGCATCGAAATTCCGGACCATGATGTACTCGGACTGCCAATTTAGGACTGGTTGCATCTGACAGAACTGGATTCTCTCAAACTCAGTGACAATATCCTCAACAACAATGGGAAATCCAAGTGGTAGAAACCAATCTTGGAGATTGTTCTTCACGAGGTTTCCAAATTCCGCCTCGCAAATGATAACACAGTCATCACCATTGTTGATCAGCTCAAAGTCGACACCAAGTTTTTCACGGAAAGCCCAGATCATCCCGCACATCAGGAACACATTTCCACTGGAGGTATTCATATCGCCGCTCATTCGACCTCCCTCAACGGTGTACTTAATAATTCCGTCACGTGCGCGGGCAGTTACAACATTACGCAATTGCCAGGTGAGTAGCTTCCTCAGTTCAGGCTCGCCCCAGTATGAGTTCCAGAAGCTGTGCTCAAATCTCAAAGCTTCTACTCCTACATGCTGATCGAACCTGACCGCATCAAACCCTATAGCTACGGGGTTATCATATCGAAGCCACTTCTGCCGCAACAATGTGGCCACCTCCAATGCGTTCATCCCTTTGGCAACAACGGGGCTGCTTCCAAACAGGCTCTGGATGCCTTTGTACAGCAGCGGTTCAACAGGTTTGAGGTACCTGCCAACCTCGACATTGTACCGCGGAGTCCTTGGCTGTATTATCCGCGGAACGGAACTCTTGATCTTTTCACGCTTCAAAAAAGCAGTGATTCGACCATCCCCGTTATCAATAGGGTCCTTCTTGAGAGAATTCACAGCCTGCTGGTACAACGCACGTTTGCGACCCACATAGCTATCAACGAACTGTTGTTCATTCCATGGGGGCGTCGAAGGCATGCGACGTAACAGACGATTGCGAAACTCTCTCAATACA